CGTCCAGATAACGGCCTGGGCGCGATAGGTGGCGTCCACCGTGAAGCCGGACGACTTCGCCAGGGCCGGCGCGTCCTGGTTGAGCGTCGTGGTGATCGCCGTCAGACCGTAGCCGGCGAGGGTCGCCGCGTTCGCCGTCGTCGTCGTCGACGCGAAGGTCGTCACACCCCAGGATCCGGCCGCAGTCGAATTGTCGGTGAGGTAGATGTAGACGGCGACACTGGTTGCGACGGTCGTGATCGTCGACCCCGTCGAATCCAGGATCGTGAAGGTGTCCGCGCCGAGATTGGCGAACAGAGCATCCTGGCCGGTCGACACCTGCGTCGCGTCAGGCATCGTGATGGAGAGGCCCGCTCCCGTCGGCGTGACATCGTTGATCCGCGCGACAACGTCGGTCGTATCCACATACGCCTGCGGCCACACCAGGGTCGTGTCTGCCGCGAGCGCGATGGCGCGGTAGCGAATATCGGACGGCTGGACCGGGGAACCGCCGAAAATTGAGGTGTAGCTCATTTCGTCCTCGTCTGAGTGCGGTCCGTGATGCGGCCCTTGTTCTCTGCCTGATACCCCTTCGCGGCGCGCTCGTACATCCCCTGCCACACCTCGATCCGGTCGTCGGCCATGACAAAGGGCGTGGCTTCAAGGAGGCAGGCGTAGAGCAGAAGATCGGGCGCGTTTTCGGTCAGCCAGTTGGTCTGCGCCGAGTCGTCGAGAAGGGTGGAGAGTTCGTAATAGGCGATCTCGACCGGGAACGACGCGCTCGGCGTCGGCACGATCAGCCAGTGGTTGAAATCGTAGTCGGCGTAGAAACGCGGATTCCCGGTCTGCGTCGGATCGGGCCAATAGCTGCGGCAATATTCGTAGGCCCGCGGGAGCAGGAAATTGCGCTTGATATTCGCCGTGCCGCGCGTCGCCACGGCGGTCGCCGTTGTGCCGGTGGTCACATCCGGACCGCCGACGGTCACTGTCGGCGTCGAGGTATATCCGGACCCTGGATTCGTGATGGCGATTTGCGTGACGACGCCCGCGTTCACATAGGCAGTCGCCGTTGCGCCTGTCCCGCCGCCACCGCTAAAGGAAACGGCCGGTGCGAAGGAGTATCCCGACCCGGCGAGCGTGAGGGTCGCGCCCGTGATCGTGTTCAGCGTCGAGCCGTAGTTGATCGAGATGGTGGAGAGCCAGCGGTTCGGCTTCACCACGACGCCCTGGGCCGCGGTAAAGGACCCGCTCACGTATTGTTGCAGGCCAAGAATGTCGAGTTCGCGCGAGATGCGGCGCTGCGCGAACAGCACGAAAGTCGGAATCTGCGCCAGGAGGTCGGTATCGTCTGGCCGCTCCAGATAGACCTGGATGTCCGCGACCAGGCTCGAATAGGTCATCACCGCTGCCATTACGCCAGCACCGCGTTGGTATCATACCGAAGCCAGTTGCCGTTGTCGGCGTAGGCACGGACGATGGTTCCGCCGCCGGTATCGACGTTGACGGGGTAACCCGCGTCGAAGCCATAGGCGCTCGGCAGCGTGATTAGCGTGTAGGCCGGGAAGACCTCCCCGTCCGCACCGGCATCGTCGGGCCGTGGATTATCGACGGGGACGGGATCGGGGAGCAGGACCAGCTTTTTGAAATACGGCTGCGGCTTGTCCAGGCACGAGTCGCAGCGCAGCAACCCCGTATCGACCGGCGCGGACCCGCCGCGATATTCCTTCTGCATGTGGAGGTTTTCGCGGTTCACGAGGAATCCACAGCCGTCGCACAGAGCCGCCGCGCGCGGATTCTTCGGATCCACCCGGAAGGGCTTGCGCCGTCCGTGGCTGACGTTCCGCTGGGTCTGGCTGTAGCCCATCAGTTATACCCCTGCATGTCGGGGAATATCCGCAGCGGGACGCGCTCGGTATCCTCTGCCGACGCCTTCTCGAACTCGGCGGACGCGATCCCAGCCAGCGCGGGAAGCCGCTCCGGTGCCCACTTCAGGGCGAGGCGCGCGGCCAGACCGGCGGCGATGGCTTCCATCCAGCGGTTCGGCGCGTCGGGGGTATCCGTGAAAGTACCCACGTCGCGCATCATCACCATTCGCGACAGGACGATGTAGCGGTCCGAATTGTCCGGCACGGGCCACAGGTAGACCACCGGCGTAGTCGTGCGCGCGAGCCAATACTGCGTCGGCCGCTCCGTCTGCCGGTTCTTGTTCGGCAGCGCGAAATACTCGGACCGGCTGATCCGTGTCATAATCAAGTCCTGCTGCGCCGTTCCTGTCTCAGAGCGTACAGCGGCCTGGAGGACGGCGACGGTATCGACGGGAAGCTCGATGCTGTTAACGCCGCTCGTCAACGGATAGCGGAGTTCGTCGATCGCCCACAGGTTGGGGCCTTCATTGGCCCAGGACGCGAACAGGTAATTGAGACTGCGACGCGCGGAATCCAGGTCGTTCGAGGAGAGCGAATCGGCGGTGCGCCCGACGCGCTCATACGACTCGGTGAAGATGTCGATGTTCTCGGTATCGACTCCGAACGCGAAGGTGCCGCTGTCGGTCATTCGATGGTGTCCTCGGCCACAATCTTTGAACCGGCTTTCGCCGCGTTCACCTCGCGCTGGAGCAAATGAAGAAGTGCGACCACTTCGCGAAACGGCCGATGCTCCAGATAGCTTATAACGGCCTGGAGGGTGGCCTCCTTGATCGGGTACATCGCTGGCATCGGTCCCTCACTGTTAGGGGGTCGTCTCGGCATAAGCGGCACGGAACAGATTGTCAATCTGATCTTCCGTGAGATCGAGAGCCGCACCGACCGCCGTGATAAGGGCGTCGTCGCGTCGTATCTCTTGCGCGTACTCCCAGGCTTCGGCTACTTCCGCGCCCTGGTCTGCGACCCACGCCTCGACAGTGGCAGTAAGCCCCTGCGCCCGCAAGACACGTCGCGCCTGCAAGGGGGTCACAGATGCCGGGACTGGAGCTGTGTACGGGGTGGCGACCCAAACGGCAGTAACGCTGTCAGCGCCCCTGGCAACAGCATCACCAATGCTCACGCCGGTCGGGCCGGTGAGGCGCTCTGACGTGGGATCGAAAGTGGGCTTGCTTTCGACCACAGGCAGCCATCCCATCGCCTTGAGTTCAGCAGAAGACGCCCTGTCCAACCCGGATACGTTGCGCCAAGCGGCAGGCAGCCTTTTGCTGGCAACATCAATAACGCCGTCCGTGTGGTGGATATAATCAGTCATTTATACCATCCCCCATGAAGCCACAGCCCCTACGTATGCGCGCATTAGTCACAGTCAGTATCCCAGTCTTGCTGCGGAGGCGTCATAATCTTGCGATATTTCATCAGCGGTCAGAATACGATTATACATTCGGTAAAACTGCATCCGGCTCCCGTTAGCAAGACGGACAGCCGTATCAATGGCGCGGCCAGCTAGCGTCACATTGGCAGAGCTACTGTCGCCTGTGGTAAACGTCGTGGAGAGAGTGCCAGTTCCGTTTGCCGAACCGTTTACATGGAATCCGCATGTGGTAGAGCCATCAAGAAGCCCCCACATAACGACATGATACCATGTGTTGATAGATAAATTTGTGTTGCTATCTAGGATACTGGAACTGTTGGCGTTGCCCAGGCCGAGCCGTGAATCTACATCGTGACCAAACCAGAGGTTTGCTCCTGTGTTACCGTTCGAAAATAGCTGGCTGTTATCTGTCGTGCTGCCGAAGTAAAGACCAGCGATCAGCGTCCATGCCTGATCGTTCCGCCCAACCCGCCGCAGGAAGTCGGCGGCGGGCGCGTTGGTCTCGATTTCGAAGCAGTCACCGCCATCAAACGCCCAATATGTACTGGTACTTTTATCCCCGGCGGAGCCTGTGAAGGTAGGATCATCGGACGCGGCGGAGCCTGTAAGACCGAGATTAAAGTCCCGCGAACCACCCGATAGATCGGCCCACACCTGCCCGCTAGTGTAGTCCCCTACATCGAGATGTAACTGGATACCATCCGTGATAATACCGCCGCCGCCCGCAGAAGCCGCCATTAGTGCGCGAGTCGATAGCATGACTAAGCCATCGCAATTCCGGCTGCGAAGCCGTACCAAATTGTGCCGCCGTCAACGCTTACAAATGTCAAAATATCCACACCCGCCGCCGTGAGGGTTGGCGCGTTGCCGCCCGCCCAATCGACCGAGGCGGGCCAGTTTATCGTCTGCGATCCACCATTGGTTAATTTAAGCGTAAAGCTGCCAGCCGTGCCGGTAGCGGGAGGATTGCTGAAAGTAAAGGTGGTGGTTGAGGTATCGACCGTGCCGGTCGCGACGTTGCCCAAGGTCAGGTCAATATCCTGGGTGCCGCCACCAATCGAGCCGATGGGGTTGGCCGTCTCGCCGTAGTCCTTGATAACTGGGCGAGTGACGAGCTGATCCGCGAAGGTAGTCTCGCCGGTCATAGTGCCGCCGGCCAGATAAAGAATGCCTGTCAAGGCGGTGCCAGCACCAGACGGCGCAAGAACGTCTGTGCCAATTACAAGGCCAAGGTTTGTTCGTGATGTTGCTGCACTGGCAACATCTGACAGGTTGTTGGCCGCAAGCAAATCGCCGCCGCCGTCTGTTTCCTCGACGATCCCTGTGGCAAATGAAATGCCAGTGCCGGCCATGACTTACCCCGCCTGCGTGATAGTGAAGGTGA